CGCGGATTTTGTGTTGCCCGGTTTGTTCGGGGTGGCTGGCACCCGACGCTGGGACTTTAATTCGGATGAACGGTATCAAGTTCGCGGAGGTGGAGTTTTTGGGGGGGAGGGCGTTTGCATGAAATTACCGGTGGAGTTTTTTTGCGAAACAGAGGAGCGATGGCCTTCCAGAAATGGACGGGCTGCGGGTCGGGCTTACAGCGTGTACGTGATTGATCGTACACCTGAGCCTGAATGTCGGTTGAGGGACATGTACCTTTACCGGCTCAGTGAAGAAGAGGAACAGATGTACAAGGGGAAATTGCAGGGCCATTACGGCGTTCTTGCTGTACATCAAGTGTTACAGGGGGTTGTCAATCCAGTGTTTCGCGGGAGAATTATGGAAGTTCGCGATTCATGAATCCGTCGCACTTAATGCTGTCGCACATTGCTTGGACTGCTCACGTGCGATTGTCGCACGGGCGGGGTTGGACGCCGCCATCGCAAGCGATTCGTTGTCGGCGGTATGCCGGCTTCTTACGGGAAGTCTTCGGCAATCGAGGCGTGCGACGGAGTGTGTGGATTCTTCGAGAAGAGGTAGGGCGTGGTGGTCGTCTCCACGCTCATCTTCTGTTGGTCGGTCGTCGTTGCGATGTTATTCGAGCGGTTCTTTGGTATCGGCACAAATACGCTGACGCTCATTTTGATTTTACTTCACGGCGGCCGTGGGTGGTTGGTTACACTTTACACAAACTGGATGAGGGTCAGGCTCGTTGGGGCGGATCTCAAGTCCGGTTGCTTTGGATTTCTCAACAATTGCGCACGCAGTTGCAGGGTGCGCCGCAACTCTCGTGTGCATCGGCGGGGAATTGATAGTCGTTCCCGACGCCGCCAAGGGTTCCCGCGTGTGCGCGCGCGAACGCGCGCGCACCGCGGGGGTCTTGCAAGGAAAGGTGTCGTTAGATCATTTTGAGGTTTGGTCTTGGGGGGGGGCGAAAAAAACCCTTGACAGTTTTCCGCTTTCTTTGGTTTACTTTTCAAGACGAAGTAAGAGGTGTATATGTTGTTTGCTACAGCAGATACAAATGTCGTTTCGTTGGTCGGCAACCTTCAGGATACCTTTTCCGCGGTGCTTCCCATTGCACTTACGGTTCTTGGGGTGCTTATGGCCATCGGTCTCGGGCGGGGGGCATGGCGTAAGATCACTGGTTCGAGGTAGCTTTCGAGGGTTTTCCGGTATTAGTGCGCGATGCGGCATTCTTGCGGGTGCTGCGCTCGGCGTGCTTTTTTGTTTTTCCGCACAAGGGGATGTAGGGTTTTATGTGCGGAATTCAAGTTCTGAGGCTATCGGGCCTTGGTTTACATGTTGGGGTTGGAGTCAGGGTTATTCACTCGGTCAGATGGTTTATCCGGGCCAACAAACACTTTTTACGTTTTCCTATTCGGCGCCAGTGACATTTAAGGTGTATGGTCCGGGTTGGGTTGAAAGTGCATGGTTTACTGTATCAGCAGAGGGACAGTATCCGGTTCTAACTTGGGATGGTGTGGGCTGGGGATATGAGGGGCCGCATGAAGAGTATTCCACTAAGCTTACAATTCGTAATGATTTTTCGGGGTTTCGAGGTGTTACAGTAACTAACGAGTTCGGTTGGTCCACAAACGTGTTTCTCGCTCCTGGTGAATCTGCTGATATTCAGTACACAGGGGAAAAGTGTGATTTTGCGGTTCGAAGTTCAGTATGGAATAGCGACGGCGAAAAGGTCGAGGTGACTGCATCTGAAATTCCTGGCGATATTCTGTCGTGGAGCACAAATTCGCCTCCTACGGTTGGCAGCACAGTGCGCATCGGCACGATTACTCCGGGGATTATCACAAACTCGGTGGTTGAAGCTCCAGGTACGAATATTATTCGGGGTGCGCAGTTTTCCAGTGATGCCGCGGGGACCAACGCTTTTCTTCTTTCGGCGCAAAATGGGGCTTGGGTCGGATCTTTTTTGAGTGCTTTCGGTTCGACCAACAAGGTGAAGACTACAGAGGGGGCTTCAAACGAACTTGCGCAGAGTACGATTCCTGATTTGAGTGCGGCGGCGAATTCTCTCGCTGGTGCTTTTTCGAGCAATGTCAGTGTCGGTAGTCTCTCTCCGGTTTCGACGAGCATTTGGGTTTGGCCGGTCTATGCTGGCGGGGAAGTAGTCGGACTTGTTGATACTTGCCCGGATCAGATTATTAAGAGCGGCGAAAAGTCCTTGCTTCAGCGTTGCCTTTATTGGTTTCTCGCGGTGTTTTTTGCTGCGAATCTCGTTAGCTATGCTTACGACAAAGCTGAAAGAGTTTTGGCTCAACGACAGATGGAAACCACGATTGTTTTGCCCGGGGTTGCCTCTGGCGTGGCTTTCACACTCGCGGTTGGAGTATTAGTACTTACTGGAATTTTCTGTGCGGGGAGTGCGGCTGTGATTTGGAATTTTGCACGGGATTATCTGTTTCAAGGTTCATCTCTTTCGCAGGTTATCTCTACTGCCGGCGGGGCTATTCATACGGTCGGTGGGATTCAGTGGGTTTTTGATTTGATCGGCGCTCAATCTCTTTTTTCTTTGGCTTTGGCTTGGTTTATTGATCGAGGCGTGATCTGGGTTATGCATATTATTGTTCGGGCTGTGATTCTATGCGCAGTCGGTTAATCATTTTTGCCTTGTGCGTTGTTTTGTTTTGCGCTTGCGCTGGCGCTTGGACCGTTTGCGGTCTGAATTTCGTCCGTACTGGCACGAATTTTTGGGCTTGCTATATCGGCGATACTCCGGTTGTTGTCGATCGCAGTATGCATTTGGACTGGGTTGCCGACGAAACTACGAACCTTGTTGTTGCGGGCGTCAGCGTTCCAGCTTCAGATTTGCCGTCGGACATTCAAATTGTCGAGGGGGGCGGTGTTAGCTGGCGTCCGCGGGGGACTCTTTTTGAACACGGCACTTTGATTTTTCGTGGTACTTCCTTTGTGGTTTTGGGGTTGTTCAGCATCTGGTTTTTGCATCGAATTTTTCGCGTTGTTGTTGGCATCCCTTGAGTTTTGATGGGCCGGGGGCTTTTCTGCTCCAGTGGTCAGCCCTATCGTCACAGGTCTCCGGCTCATCGCTTTTTAATCGGTGTTTTTAGATCGGGTCTGTTTTTGTGTGACCCGGTGCGGCCATTTTTCCTCCCTATAAGCCTTAGCTTTATTAGTACTGAGGGCTCGAGTATGGGCGGCCTATAAGCGCGCGCGTGGGGACGGTTGCCCGAACAGCGTGATTGAGTACTGGGTTTGGGGAGCAATTGCGCGCGCGCGTGCTTTCGTGGTCCGTGGATTGGCGGGGGGATCTGTGTTGGGAGGAATAATTCGGGGCGTGGTGATGCAGGCAGCCCTTATGCGGCGTCGCCAACCCTTGTGGACCATTCCGCTTGGGGCTCCACGAAGTGGAGCCAAGCGGCAATTTTTCGGTTTGGAGGGATTGTGTGCGGGCAATTGCAGCGTGCGCACGCTAGCGGATGTTTGCTGTCAACGCGGGGGAGCGGGGTTGTGTGACCTTACAGCGTGGTGCGCGTTGACAGCAAACAGGAGCGTTGGCGTGCGCACGCGTTCCGGCAATTGCCCGCACACAATCCGATTGAGCTTTGATTTCAGAGGGGCTCGGGGTAGTTTGGGGGGCGGAGCATATGATACATGTGGTCGTGGGAACACCTGGGGCTGGCAAGTCCTACTACTTGCTTAGGCAATTGAGTTGGTATCTTGAGCACACAGATATTGTGTGCGCGACGAATCTTCGGGTTTTCCGGAGTCGGCTGCGGGATTATTTTTCAGACAGGGGGTTTGAAGTGGACTTGGACGGGCGGCTTTTCACGCTGAATGATGAACAGGTTCGCGAATTTTGGCGTTGGCGGTCTGGAAAACGTGTTGATTCTTTGGTTGGTGTTGAACCTTGCGTTTACTGCATTCAAGAGGGGCATCAATATTTTGGGGTTCGGGATTGGGCTACTCTTGAAAAAGAGGCGGTGTGGTATTTGAGCCAGCACCGAAAACTTCGCGATGAAATTTGGTTGGACTGCCAGCATCCTGACCAACTCGTGAAACAGATTAGGATTGTAACACAGGACTGGACAGTGTTACGGAATTGGGGGCTTGAGCGGTGGCGTGGGTTTCGAGCGCCGCGGCGTTTCCGGTGGGTTCGGACTCTTGAACAACCTCGCGGGGGTTCGGTCGGGTCGTACCACGAGTCCGGAATTTTTCCTTTGGATCTGTCTCTTGCACGTTGCTACGACACTTTGTCGGGCGTTGGAATTGGCGGGGCTGATTACAAGGCTGTGAACCAGTGGGCGCGTGGCGTTCCCTGGTATGTCGGACTTGCCCTGGCTTTAGGGATTGCCGGGACGGTTCTTTATTACGGGCCTTGGGCGGTTGGACGGGCGATTGGGTTTGGGGCGCAGCGGTTGGGTGAGGGGGCAATCAAGGTGTCGGCGCATGGGATGTCAAATGCGGTTACGGCGCTTGGGGGTAGCAATTTGATTTCTTTTGCACCAAGCGCAACGAGTACGAAGTTGAAGTCGGACCATGAAGAGGGCGTGAAGACGGCGCGGCTTACAATGCTTGCAGGAATTCCAGGCAAGGGATGGATCGCAGGTTTGGATACAGGGGAGACCTTTACTCCGGATTTTGTGAGCCCGGACAAACGTTGGGTAGTGTGGCGCGGCGTGGTTTACTCTTTTGGGCGTTGACCAGGCTTGTCAGGTTTTGTCCTACAGGCTGTAGGAGTTTGTCCTACAACAAAATCAGACAAAACCTGACATGACAGGATGACGGCGTTTTGTTAGTTTCTGCGCCGTTCGGGGTGTTCTCGGACTAACGAAAGGATTGATATGGAATTAAAACATGGTATGTATCTGGTCCGCTGTAAATGCGGAGAGGAGTTGGTTGTAACCTGCGATAAAAATCTGCGGCTCTTCTGGTATGCACAAGACGGGT